TCATGATTTCTTTTCCTTTTGTTTAGAGTGGGTTACGGTTTCTTTGGTGGTGCCGTGTGCCAGATTTGTGTCAAAAAGGCCCTCGGTAATCGTGGGATCGTCCATAGCGTGGGCATAGTGTTTCAGGACAATTCCGGCGTCTTTCCATCCGCCCAGCTTGGCCACCGTCTTAACGTCGATGCCTTTGCGCAAGAGCGTTGTAGCGAAGCCGTGGCGGCAACAATGCGGTGTCATATCCTCAATCCCGGCGCGCTCTGTAACGTTGTGCCAGACTTTGTAGACGCTGCCCCGCGAGGCATAGCCGAACACTAGGTCTTCGGGGTTGCGGTTGGACGGGATATTGGCGAGGGCGGCAATAACAGGCGCAGGCAGGTGAGCTTCGCGCTCGTGCCCGGTTTTGGTTTGGTTGATGCCAGCCTTGCGTTTGGTCAAATCGATGTCAGCCCATGTCAGTGCGACCGCTTCGCCAATACGGGCCCCGGTGCCAAATAGGAACAGGGTGAGTGCGGCAAGGTGGGTCAGCCCGTCTTTCTCGGCCTGACCGGCGAAAGCTTTGACCCATTCGGCAGTTGCCGGAACCTTGATTTTTGTATCCTCGGGAAACCGCTTTACTGAAATTTTGGAACACCAGCCCATTTCGGCGGCGTGATTGATGATTGCTTGCGTCGGAACAATAACCTGGCGGTTGCGTGTTGCCCCTTCGACTTCTGGGTAGAGGTCGAATGATGACTGTTTGATTGCGCCCGCCGAGATGTCGCGCAGTTTGGTATCCTTCCAAAAGTCCTCGATCTTTTCAAGGAAACGGGTGGATTTCTCGGCGTTACGATATGCGATTGCTGCTTGGGCCATGGTTACGTGCGCCCCCGGTCCATCGAGATGACTGCGCCATGCGTTTGTTTCGACTTCCGACGCGACCCGCCTTGCGGTTTCTTTGTTCTCTGTGCCTGTAGAGCCGCGTAATCGCCTTCCGGCAACGGTGCCCCGGTAGTGCCAGACTTGGCCTCGGCGGTAGAGCTTGAGTGACATTTCAGGGCCTCCTCAAAGGCTTCGACGTGCTCGGGGAACAAGACAACTTTCCGGCCAATCTTAGTATATGTTTGAAATTCCCGAACCTTTTCCCGCATGACCCGCTCCGAAACACCAAAATGCGCCGCCAGATCGGCGGGTGTGGTGTAGTCAGGGAGAAGGGCAGGGGTGGTCATGGGTTAGCTGTCCTCCTCATCAACTGATCCAATTGCGGATTTTCCCAGTTCTTCGAAAGGGTTTCGGGCATCCTTGAGGCTGTTACCCAGATCCTCCAAGGGCGGTATTGCGGCCTTGGCAAACCTCTCCGCTTCCTGCTCAATTCCCTGAGCAACCGCCGCAAAACCTGATCTGGTGGACGCCGCTGCGACCTTGGCATATTCAATGTCAAGATATTCTGTCACCTCAAGTCGTGTTGCTCCCGATACAGCTTTCATGAAGTATTTTGATAGTTCTCGCTTCGATGAGGACATGGGGTAACTTTGCTCCCCGATTTGGCGCTGAAGGAACTCGAACTTCCAAGCGTAGGCGTCTGCCTCCTCCTTGTAGTCCCGAAAGCCGGTCCTTGTGAATTTTGGCCCCTCAATTTCAATGCAAGCCTTTAAGGAATGCCCATCATCTTCGACCCAGACTCTGTAAACTGTTAGGGCATCGCCTTCGTCGCAATCGAAGTAGTGCGAACACAGGCGAGAAAGCGCGCCCCCAAAAGTGACGGGAGGACCGTCTTCATGAAAACAAGGTGGCAAATAGGGGTTGCCATTCACGTCACACCCTACCACGTTTTCCGGTTCGATTTGACGATACTCACCACCATCATCCGGATCGATTTCAGTGATGAATGCAGGTAGCGCCATAAGCTTCCGGATAGCGGCAGGAGCTTTTGTCGGAGGATCATTTACTAGACATGCGGCTATTGCAGATGCGAAGTCGTTCGGTGTCATGTCTGGCGAATGAATGCCACGACCACCAGTCGTGAAGAGGCCATCCGCACGGATTACTTTTATTAACGAATTCGCTCGCGGTTCATCGTCATGGAGTGCGGAAATCATAAGTTGTTTGATGTCTGAAAGTTTTGCCATGACTACGGAATAGCATTCCAATAACCGCTCGTCAACCTCAATGGAATAATGTTCCGATAACTTTCATTCCCTAGTGAGAGTGTTTTCATTAAGACGCCTTCCCGGCGCGCTCCAACTCCTCGCATTTGTCGATCAGGTCGTTGGCCATGCTTTCGGCCAGCTCAAGTGTTTGATCGATACCGCGCTGTTGCATGGGGATAGAGCCGCAGTCGTTGTCGAAAGCACAGTATGCTACCGCAATGATGCTGCGGAGGCGGTAGGCTAGATCGCTGGCCTGATGTTTAGCAACGTAGGCTTCGCTAACTTTGAGCAAGGTCATGCCGTCACCTCCGGAAGGTTCACGCTATCAAGGGCCTTGTCGATTTCCTTGATCATGTCTTCGGCGATGTAGATTAAGGCGGCTTGCCCATCTCCACATCCATTGCAACCTTCCAGGTGTGAGATCGCTTTAATCACGCCATTCAAACGACAGGTCTTGTGCTGCACGTCTTCAATGTAGGCTCGCAGAGCAAAGAGGCTTTTTGTGTGGTCGATCATTGCAGTGCCTCCCGTGCCTGATTGTGCGCTGCCATAACAAGCCCGCGCTCATCGCCCAGCCAGAACCAATCAAGGCTCATGCCGGTTGTGTGGGCGTACATGATGATTTCATCAGAGAACGTCTGATCCTTGCCCTTGCTGTAAACAATCCGTTCCGGTGGCGTGGTGTTGGTCCATTCGGCGAACAGAGCAAGGCGCTCCATGCACTCGGCAGGCAAGCCGGGGTTGTTCGCGGACTCCGCGTTAACATTGGTCATGAGTTTTCTCCTTGGGTTTGGCGTTCGATCTTCTCGATAGTGAAACCAACCTTTTCGAGTTCTGGCTTCAACTCTTCGGGGGCAACATCCACACCATCAATGACCAGAACTTGTTGCTGATAGTCGATCAGTATGCGGTCATGGTTTTTCATCCGCTCACGAATAGCGCGGATCACTTCGCTGTTCTGAGAGGAAGCGTTCTGTTCTGCCTGAGAGGCAATCCAGTCCTTTAGGGCAGCGGGCAACCGGAGTTGCATTGGTTTGGGTTTGGTCATCTGAATCACTCCATAGTGTCCATATGACACTATATGTCCAAATGACACTATTGCGTCAAGTGAAAAATATGTCCAAATGACACCATGAATGAAAAACGCGCACTCAACGATAAATTTATGCTTCGATTGCCCGATGGAATGCGGGAGCAGATCAAGGAATCAGCCGCCAAGAACAGCCGCTCTATGAATGCAGAAATCGTAGTTGCGTTAGAGTTGTACTTTGGAATTGTGGGCGACGAACGAACGCCGGAACACCAGACCGGCCAGAACCTTGTCGGTCTTCCAGAAGAAGAGCAGCTACGGAAGATTATCGCCGGATCGGCACACACAATGTACCAAGAGATCAAGAGAGCTTTGAGGGCACCCGAGCCTGATTTGAGCAACCCACCTGACATCCCACCGAGAACTGATGAGGAACTGGAGCAGCTCCGCAAAGAAACGGAGTAACCAAAATCCACAGTTGAGCCAGAACCACCCGTCAGGCTCCTCTCCCCATTACTTCATCCAAAAGTAACGAGTTTGTTGAGGTTGGTACGCATTTTGCTGGGGTGTCAATTGGCAGAAGGCGACCACTCTTCTTGGAACAGCCGCCTTGTAAACCCGTCTATTTTTTGGGTTTCTTCATTGTCTCAACAACGTGCGTAGATTTGTTCTGTTGAGCCTTTTTCACCGTCGTAAATTTACCAGTCTTAGCGCTGCGTCCGACTTTGTATGTCGATTTGGCCATTGTCTCTCTCCTATCTTCGAATTGTGTAGAGAGGTGGGGACCAAAGCCCCCACCCAGTTCTTACATCATCGCGGCGGCTTCGCTGCCTGGATGAAGACGGCCGTGTTTAACATCGCTAATCCGACCGGGATTAACGTCAAAATCCGCAGCGATGCGGTTTTGAAACTCGCCACGCCCAATCCGTTTCCAGATTGCCACGGCATCTTTAAAAGAAAGCTTTTTGCTCGGCCTTCGGTAGTCATTGCGCATAATACGCCTCCAATTTTGGAGCCGTTTAGGGGTTGACTAGAAAGGTCCGATATGGGTAATAACCCAAGGTACTAACGTAACTTTCGCCCCTAAACGGCGTTTAGTTTAGCCGCAAACTCCTGCAAGAGTTTGCGGCTTTTTACGTTATAGAATCATATTCATGATTCCGCAAGGTTAATGGCGCGCCAATTTCTGGAAATCGCCACACAGCCACTGAGGCGGGACCTAGGAGGGCGTTATTCCGGGGTGGCATATGCCCCCACGCAAAACGGAAAAAGTCGCTCATAGCGACGAATTACCCCCTGTTTGCGCTAAATGTGTTTTTGTTCTCACTTTGGTCTTGTGGCGCTATTTAGTGTCACCTCACCCCATCGCAGCATCAAACAGAGCAGGCGTGAGGGCTGCTTTCTGGGGTTTCTCGCCCTTACCCACGGCTTCCAACCAAGCGCTGTCCATTTGGATCAAAATGTCGACATGGTGTGGTTGCAAAGGCATCCGACTTAGGCGCGCCCACGCCTCGATCTCCTGATATGTGATCGGGTTTGATCCCCACTGGCTGTAACTGCGAGTCCGACAAAGCGCTGTGAAAACCTGCCACAACAGTATCCCGGCTTCAGGTATTACGACTCGCTTGCCTGATATCGCCTGCGTGGTGATAGCCTCTTTCAATTGAGAGGTAAGTCTTTCATAGCCTCGACTAAGCATCTTTCTCCATCAAGTTTGATGGCAGCGGATCACCACGTTCCGGATCAATCGGTTCACCAATAACATCTTCAGGCCAGCGGTGTGCCACCCAAGAATTCATCATTCCGTTTTGAAACAAAGCCAATTGGATGTATCCGCCAGCATTGAATGGCACGGGCATTCCGTCTTGGTTCGTCTTGCCACTGTCGTTGCGGCCTGCGCAAATCATACGAGTCAGAATCTCGACATCGTCTTTTCCGTTGCCGTCGAGGAGGCCAAAACGCTCTAGAGTTTCTTTCGGGGGACCTGCGGATGCCCACATACCGTCGGGTAGTTCATGTAGCTCCCAGGGCTTCAGCTTTGTGATTTCCCCTGTCTCAGTGTTCCAGGCCTCTTTCTCGTAGGTCATGCAGCGATATGCCTTGTACGTGCCAGCTCGACGGGAAAACCCCGCAACAACCACGTTCGTCTTGGCATCATCGAACATGTACATTCCTTGGTTTTTCATGTGGATGTGTGTGGTCAAAACGAGATCGGGCAATACGTCTAGCAAATCATCGAACTCATTCACAGAACCCGGCATGTTCCATTGGAGAACGTAGTTGAAACCGCCAACACCGGTGATTCCCATGATGCAGTCATACTCGGGCATTAGCGTCAGCTTTGAAATGTACCCTTTGACACAACCGTCATCAGGGTCTGAACACACCCCGTCGCCCGCCATTAATGCGTATTGGTCTGTGACAATACAGGCGACTACACTCATTTTGTTTTCCTTTCGACAATCAGTTCAGGCCCACCTTCGCAGCCGGGCACAAGCCCACCTTGTGCAAATCCTGGAGCACCATTGTTGATCGCTTCTAGCAGCCCGAGAACACCCGGTTTTTTAACTTGGCCCGCGTTAACAACATACTCGCCTTTATGGACCACACCGGCAACCTGATGCTTTGCTCCTACGCCCGTATACCCGCCGGAAGCAAACCCCAAGAGGCCTTCCAAAAAGCCGCCGCCACCTGCCCCACCAAAGATGCCTGATATGCCCTTTAGAAGCTGCATCTTGGCCATCTCCATCAGCAAATCAACAACCGCTTCCTTGGCAGACTTTGACCCATCCAGGATGCTCCCGAACACATCCGTCATGGCATCGGCTCCGCGCTCTGCCGCATCTTCCATCTGTTCCAGCTTGTTTGCCGCATCGTCAGCCGCATCACCTGCATTCACATAAGCTTCAGCCAGAGCATCAATCTCAGCCTGCAATTCGGGTGTGATTTCCTTACCTGCCTTCTGGGCTGCTAAAAGCAATTCCGCCCGTTTGCGCGCATACTCAAGTGATTGCCCGTATTGGCCCCCACTGGCCGCTGAGGCGATCAGGGCCGCTGCCTCGGCCTCAAGAGCCGCTGTGCGTTCCCGGATCGCCGCAGCCTCTCGCTCGTATTCATCAGCCCTTGAACCACCCCCACCTGATGGATCATCATCAACGTCAAAGGAGGCATCAACACTAGGCAAGCGAGGGCGAATGCTGCTTTTTGGTGCCAGCTTGCTTGTTGGCCGGTTGCTGCCACGTCTTTGCGGACCATATGTGATCTCACCATCGGTACTGCCAGGAAGCTCGGCCTTGAGCGTTCGAGAGTCATCGATCACGCGTCTTAACGCTGCGCCAATTCCGCCGATAGCCTCAATGACCCCGGAAAATCCCTGCTCGTCAATCGAAGCCAATTCTTTGGCTAGGGCATCGGCTTCCTCAACCAGCCCAACCACTTCGTTCTCAAACTCTGACGCTTCAATCTGGCCGTTTTCCAACTGGTCAACGGATTCCTTCAGTCCAGCCATGACATCGGCCAGCGCAAATCGAACTTCCTCATTGTCGATTTCAAACACACGAACCCCATCAGGGCCGGTCATGCGATTTATGAGGCCAAACAACTCGTCATAGGTTGCATGAAGTTCACGCAAGTCTTTTGCGTGTTTCTTTAACAGGTCTTCGCTTCCCTCCAATTGCTCAGTAATGTCGGAACCCAGAACCGCCCGTCCACGATCCGCTTCACCAAATATTCCGTCCAGATCGTCTTTGGCTGACAGAATGCCCTCAATGCCTTCAGCGAAGGCCACGGCAATCTCTTTACCAAACCGCCCCATTCGGGTTTGCAGAGCTTGAAATTTGCGGTCCAGTTCATCGGCTTTCGCGATCATTTCTTCATCGAAAACCGCACCAACATCATGAGCGGTTCGAATGGTGTCACGCAGCTTGCCCTCACCTTGACCCAATAGCTCCACAAAACGCTCGCCTGCCGTGCCGCCAAACACTTCATCTGCCACACGGATCTGTGCCGCCTTGTCCAATTCCTCCATGCGTCGGATGATTTCCATCATCAGTTTAGAAGGATCTTTCAATCCGTTTTTGAGCTTCTTTGCTGAAAACCCAAGTCTGCGAAACGCTTCCTCCGCAGGCCCCTTGCTGGTTACTATGAACTCATCGGCCCGGATGTTGAGTTCTTTGAAACCATCCACAAGTGCGTCAACTTCGATGCGGTTTTGCTTGGCAACAAATGCCCATTCCTGAAATGTTTTTGCGTCCAGTCCCGACCGCTTGGCTTCATCGCCAACTACTGCAATGCCCTTAATGGTATCGTTTATATTGCTGGAAATCCCGGCGAAGGCGGCTGTCACAACTGAGCCTGCAAGCCCCGCTGCCATAGCCTTCGAAAAAACGCCAATCTTTGTCGACGTGGTGGCCAGAGCCTTGTTAATCGAGGTTGTGGACCGCAACATGTCGCGTTCCATCTGGCGCGTTGCGGAACGCGATCCGCCACGCAGGTGCTTGTAGGACCGAGTCCCGGTGCGCTCAGCGCGTTTCATTTTCTTTTCGAAATCCCACACCCGCGCTTCAAGCTGCACGATAAGCTGTTCTTTGTCAGACATCTTTCACCTCAGGCCAAGTACATTTCATCATCAAACCAATCCGCATCCGTCACGAATTGAACATCCCCTGCCGCACAACGCGCCACCGCCATTGCACAGGCCACGGCACCATCAATTTTGTTGCCGCTCTTGCCCTTGTGGAATGAACGGTTGCCGGACTGGTCGATATGCAACTGGATGTTTTCAAAGTTCCATCGCAGGATCGGGTGCCCTGCATGTTTTAAGCGTCCCGCAAGAATTGCCCGCTCCAGCTCCTTGACTGCTGGTGCCATCGAGACCCAACCTTGCCGAAACTCCACCGCTGGCAGTCCATCGTCGTTCAGATCAGCCATCATTGACCGCCCATAGGTCGGGTCAAAGGCAATCTCCCTCACGTTGTAGGTGGCGCAGAGTTCCCGAATATGAGCCTCAACGGCCCTCAGATCGACTGTATTACCTGGTGTGGGGATGATATAGCCGTCCTCTGCCCAAGAAACATAATCGACGCCGTGGCGCTCACCCCGTGCCCTCAGATTATCTTCCGGGCAAAAGAACCATGGAACAACCTGATAGCCGTCCTGTCCGTCCTCAAAGGCCGCGACAACGCATGTCAGGTCTTCGTTCTTGGATAGGTCCACACCGAGGAAACAAGGAGCCTGCACCATCTCCAGTTCGTCCAAATCCACCGCATGGTCGCCTCGGTCATAAACCCGCATTTCCACGAATGGCGAGGTGCTTTGATCCAGCCACATATTGAGGTTGAATTGCTTGAAGCTGTCCCGCTCAAAGGGGCTGTGTTCGGCTTTGCGGGCCTTATCTCTGAAACCGGCAATATCCGGGTAGCCATGTTGCAAGCCGGGGTTCACATCGAACCAAAGTTGCTCATCTTTCCAATCGTCCTCGGCTTCCGCCATGAAGATCACAGGCAGCGTGGCCGAGTCGTCAATTTCTCCCTTCTGAACCTTGATGGCATAGGACACGGTTTCCCAAGCGAGGTTTTCTTGCCCCCTCCCGGATGTGGATGCGACAATCATCAGGGTTTCCGGCACCTTCACAAGTGCCGAGTCCAGCGCCTCCCATTGCCTCAGACCCGCGCGGCCCTGCCATGCATGGAGTTCGTCGGCAATCACCACGTTGGGCGTCTTGCCGTGCTGTACCTTACCGTCAGAAGCTACCGCGATGTAGCGGCTGCGTTTCTTCTGATAGGTGATCCGGCTCACATATTCCCGAACCGACAAATGCTTTCTGAGACGGCTATCATCGTCCACGATCAGCGCGGTTTCATTGAAAAGCTCCATGGCCTGCTCGTGCGCCGATGCGGCAGACACAATCAACTCGCCCGCTCGGCTTTCTGGACCGATCAGGTGCAACAATGTGATGCCAGCGCAAAGGCTGGTCTTGCGGTTGCCCCGAGGCAACAAAAGAACTACCCGGCGCACAACGCGGGTTCCGTCCTCATTGCGAGGCCCATAAATCCGGCGAATGGTTTTCTCAGCCCAAGGGTCCAGTTGAAACGGGTGGCCGGGTGCCGGGTTTTTTGGGTGCTTAAGGCGTCGAAGCCATTCCACAGCACGTTGGCCATAGCCCAGAGGATCAGGGATTTCTGTTTCGTCTTCAATCCACGAGGGAATCATCATCGTCGTCATCCCTTATGGTTGGCCGTGATCGAGAGACGGGTGTCAGGCCCAACTCTGCCGCAAGCAGTCTGGCGCGGGTCATGGCATCGGATTGAATGCCTACGCTGGGGTTGCGCTTGAACACCCCGTCAACATCGAGAACTGCGCCATAGACCTGAATATGAGTTTCGGCCTCGCGAACCATTCCGGTTGCGATGCAATAGTTTTCCAAAGACCCGAGATCAGCCACGGTCAAAATCTTGCGCTCGGCTAGGATCGGCATGACTCGGTTCCACTCATCCGCTGCCTCATCGGACAACCAGGCAGGCGGGCCCAAATCGGTGATGGCCTCAGGATCTTCCTTCAAATGTGGTTTGGTCCCTCTCATGTATCTGCCCCCAATCGTTCGCAGCGCAGTTCCAGCCCCTTGCGGTGCCCTATCTCTGCAACTTCCTTGATGTTGAAACGATCCCCGGCAAACAGAACGCTATCAGCGCCGGTAAGCCCCTCCAGAAACCTTGTGCGGAACACGATGGCCTCCCTGTCACCTGCGCCTTGTGCGTTGATGAACTCGGCAGCACTTCGGGTTTCAATCTCGGCCCTGAGCCGCGCATGATCGGTCCAGACCATTTCCGGGGTGCCGTATTCGTTCACGCCATTGGTGAAGCGTTGCACCACTATCAGGCGGCGTAGTTTTCCAGACTTCATGACAAGGCCTCGCTCACCAGCACTTCCACCGTGACGATGGCGTGTGATGTTTCCCCGTCAGGGTCGCGTAGAGGTCGGATATTTGAGACATGCCAGTTCACCGCGTGGTATCCGGTATCAAGATCGAAACTGCTCCAGTGCAGGGCATTTCGAACAGCCCCGGCAATGCGTTTCACCCCTTCCAGAGACGCCTCACGCTTCCAGATATGGATCGTGTGATAAACCCGCGTCCGGTTGCCGTGCATGGCATCTTCATCGACCATCTGAGACTCGCCCAGAATGATTGAAGGGTTGGGCGCTGGCCGCTGGTTGCGGTCCAGTATGCTGACCGCTGGCACAAGGTCTGTGACGGCTTGTGTGGCCACGAGGCGCGCCCTGATGGCTTTCTGTACAACAAGGTCCACACTCATTTGCCCGCCTCCTTTATCGCCTTGGACATGGAGCGCTTGATGCGGTTGGCACTGCGTTTTTTCAGAAGCCGATAAGATGGCCAGAAAAACGGCTGTGCTGGCGCTTCAATGGTCCCGTATTCCACAAGGTGCGGATAGCGAACCTCAGAGTTACCCACTGTGATTGCCACGGCGTTTGATGGCACAACTTTGGACCCACCGGGTTGCGAGTAGGAGGGCGTCAACCTTTCCGGTCCTGTGATCTCAATACTATCTTTCAGTGCGCCCGAATCCTCTGGCGCAAGTGCTTCCATGGCTTCGGCCATTTCTGTCGCGGACTTCATCAGCGCAGGCTCAATGTCTTTGCGAACCTTCCTTGGGATCGTTCGCATCCGCTTCTGAAAGCTCTTGAGACCCCCATCCCTCAAAATGTGTACTCCCGATATTCCGTCACAATTTCCGTGACACCAAACGGGATGGCTCGGGATGTTTCCCCGGCGGCTTCGCGCTGTTCATACCACCACGCGGCCAATTGGCTGACTGCCTCGACAAGCGCGGGTGGGATTGCGTCTTGATCCTGACCACCAAAGTTCTCCTCCACCTTGAAGCCAAGAAGGCGCTCAACGTGGTTTTGGGCAGCCGAGATCAGCCGCCCAAGCAAGGCATCATCGACGCTGCCGATGTCATCGGTGAACGCCAGATGCTCTTTCAGTTCATCAAGGGTCAGGATTGCCATGTGTTAGGCCTCCGCTGCGTCCACGCGGGTGTAGGCTGTCTGAACCCATAGGGTCGCGTTGAGGCGCAGCACATTGTCAGCGCTTTCCGGTGCCTCATTTGCGGCCCCGACTTTGGCCAGACAATAGCGGGCGCTTGGGGTGCCCCCGGTTGGCGCGTCGTCAAACTCTACCTTGAAGGCATAGTCATCAGGCGTCTTTTCAGCCGCAATGAGCCCGATCTGTCCTGCGTCGGCATAATCAGCGCCAAACACCACTTCCAGCGTTCCGGCATCGCGTGTGCCTTTCAGGCGGCGTGTCCGGCCATCACTCAAGGCCGCAAAGGCGATTTCGTTAGAGCTATCACCTAGAGGACCGATGCTTTCGAGTTCTTTGCACTCGACCCAAGACAGGGCTTCATAGCCTGACTGATCTGGCTCAGAGGTTTGGGCGGTAGTGCACATGTAGAACTTGGCACCATTAGAAGAAAAGATCATTTCAGATCCTCCGTGCTTGAGCGCCGTTCCTCACGTTGCTTGGCGCTTGAATGACAATTGGTGCACAGGGGTTGCCAGTTCTGGCGGTCCCAAAAGAGGGGCGTGTCGCCTCTGTGCGGGGTGATGTGATCGACAAGGCTGGCAGCCCCGCCGCATCGCTTGCAGCGTCGGTTTTTCCTAAGAAAAGCCTTGCATTCGCGCTCCCAGGTGCCGTTGTAGCCACGGGCACTTGAGTTTGGTCTTTGTCGGTCATGCCGTGCTTTGCGTTCTGTGTCGGCTTTGCGTTCACAGGGACACCGAACACCAGCCGCGACCCTGTGCCCGCAGGCACATATCCGTGGTGGCTTGTTTGGCATGACAATCCTTTCATCGTCTGGACGAGGCCCATGACCCCGCCCTTGACGATCCCGCCACCCTTGGCCCCCAGACTGATGGAATCCCACACGCGACAAGGGAGGGTGGCTTTCGCTATTGGGCTGATCGTATCGCCCTCAAAAGGAGTCGCGCAGGGCATCTCTTAGGCCTCCGGACGGTCGCGAAGGTCGCCCAGAACCGCGACGGCACCCGCCGCGATGCTGGTCCCGCCTGCCTTGGTCAGTACGATCCGCGCGTAGCGCTTGTGGCCGCGATAGCCGAGGCGGTACGTCGAAGCGGCTTCGAGGGTCGCTGGCGCATCACTGTTCACCTGAGTGGCAGCAACGTCCGTGAAATCCCCCGGAGTGGTTGTGTCGCTTTCCTGAAGCTTGGCGCTGAAATCACCCGAGGACACGATGGCCCCGGTGTTCAAAACAAATGCTGCGCGGCCTGCGTTTTTCAGGTCGATGGCATCACCGTCCTTGGAGGCCGATTGAACCGCCGGGGCGATTGCCGCCTCGGCTTTGATGTTGGAATACAAATCTCGCATCGTCTCTTCTCCCTTACGAGGTTGCCATTTTGAGCTTGCGGAACTTGGCCGCTTGCAGAACGCCACCAGTGACCCGGCGCGTTGCGTGAATGCGGGTGATCCCCTCAGTCGCTCGGCTGTAAGGGTTGACCAGTGTGGACATCTGGACCCGATCCACGATCCGGTAACCTGAGAAGTCGCCGTACATGATCGGGAAGGCCCCACTTGCGATGTCGGGCATATCGACCATCTCAACCACGGGACGGCCCAGAATGGTTTCCGGCTGGCCTGCCTGGAAGGATGGTTGCCAGAGGAACCGCCCATCACCGTCTTTCAAGGTGCGCAGAACGCCCAAGGTGGTGCCGTTCATCACCCAAGTGCCCGCGTTGCGGTACATGGCTGGCATTGCGTACATCAGCTTGATAAGCGGGTCCGATGCCAGAGTTGTCGCGTGGCCGTTCAGGGTTTCGGAAATCCCATCATGAACCATGAAGCCTTCTGGCTGGAGAACACCATCGCCATTGACGAAGGCTGCGCCCTCTTTTTGCCCAAAGTCCTCTGCCAGTGCGAGCCGCACCTCTGCTTCTGCTTGGCCTGAACTATCAGCAAGAAGCTGGTTCGAAATGTCCACGTGCGTGGTCAATTCTTTCAGGTCCAGTTCCTTTTGGCCGAACGCGGGTTCCGATTCCTCCGACTCTTGGGTCTCACCACCCCACTTGGCATTGGTGACGCCAGTGCGGGCCGGATATTTCACAGAAGGGTTGCCTGTCTGGCGAACGCTTGCCACAGAACGAACAGGCGAGGTTTCAACCAGATCGCGGATGAACTCCGAAGACATTTCCGCTGGTGCCAGATAACCACCTTGCGGGTCGCTCGAAACCGTCAGTTCCTTGAGTTCTTCGGCTGGCGCATTGTTACCGAGGCGAAGATAAGACACAAACGCTTTGCGCTCTGCGCTAGGCTCGCCCTTGGTTTCACCACCACCGGGGCGATTTCCTTTGGCCTCCAGCTTGTCTAGACGCTCCACAAGTTTCGTGGTGTCGGACTTGTCTTCAATCTCTTCCAGCCGCTCATTAACGGTTTTGGTCAGATCTTCCAGCGCCTTCGTGACGATATCCGTTGGTTCGTCGTCGCCCCCGTCTTTGAGGGTCAGGGCTGTACTGCCAAGCAGTTCTTTGGTCTTCAAGTGTCGCATATTGATTTACCTCTTAGCGATCTGCGCCGAGGCGCGTTGAAGGGATGCGGCAAGGCGCAATGCCTCAACCGCAGATTTTGCGGACGTGACCTGCGCGCCCGGATGCATTGGTAGCGTCACGAGAGATGCCTCTAACAATTCGAGTGATTTGATAGTGCGGCCCCCGCCCTTGCGCGTGATGGCATCTTTGGTGACAAAGCCGATTGAGATGCCGCGCACGGCCCCGGATTTCACAAGGGCGCGTACTTCTCGGGCGCGTGGCACGTCATCGATCAGGAGTTGACCTGAGATGTGCAGCCCGTCCGATTTTTCTTCGGCAACATTCCAGGCACCCACCGGGTCATTTTGGTCATGCCCAAACAGCATAGGCATTGGCAGCGAAGTTGATTTGAAGGCTCCCGGTTCGATCCAGTCTCCGACCCGATCTCCCTGCCCGAACTTCCAGGCAATGCCCGAAATCTGGCCATCTTCTGCCGCAAGAATTTTGGTTTCAACAAAGGCTCTCTCCATCAGATTGCCCCCCGAAAGTTGGAACGATCCGATGCAAAGGTGTCTACCTGCGCTTGCACCCATGACGCGGCCTTCAGGAACCGAATGACGTTGGCTTGGGAAAAGGGAATGGATTGACCATCTTCCATGATCTCCCAGCCCAGCACACAGGCAGCAAGGCACTTGATGCGCAGGCGTTCACGAACCGCCGCAGGCACCCGGCCTTTCAGGTCGGCAAGCTCGGCCATGTCGTCAGCCAATTGCAGGCTGGCGCGGTTCTGGGTCACGCTATCAGGCCCCGCAATGCGCAGTTTGATCCCGGTTGGCTCGCCATTGACCGGATCAACCAATTCAAGTTCGCGACCGCGATCCTGATCCTGTGCGTCTGCAATGATCTCATTCAGTTGCATCATCGTCCTTCTCGGCGGGTTTGGGTTCGGTGTTGATGTGCGGGTTGGCGAACTCATCGCCGCCCTCGTAAGGCTGCAAGCCAAGCCATTTCCGGCCCTCGTTCGGGTTGATCGTCCGGCTGGCAACAAGGCTGCTAATGGTGGTTGCACGGGTGTTCAGATCGGCCCGTGTCAGGTCGTCCCGATCAAAGCGAATGACGCGATCCGCGCGTTCGTCTGGCAGGAACAGGCCCCGGCGCAGCGCGCCTTCAAGCGCCCGCAGCCACGGCTCAAGGCAGTAAATCAGGAACTCTCGCCCCAACTGTTCGGTGTTTGACCAAGTGGCCCGGTCCAGCTCAAAGAGCATGGAAGGCGGCACACGAAAGGCGCGGGCTATTTCGAGGATCTGGAACTTGCGGTTTTCGAGAAACTGAGCGTCAGTGCTGTTGAGCGTGTAGGGAACAAACTCGGCACCATCGTAAAGGATGGCTGTCCGTCCGCCCGAGTCTTCGCCCTCATGGGTTGCCCGCCAAGCTGTGCGGGCCTTCTTAACGCTTTCTTCGCCCATGCCCTTGGGAAACATCAGAGCGCCGGAGGGTCGGGCACCACGGCCAAACAGGCGGGCCGCGTGGCGCTCCATGACGTGCGCAACCCCGATGGCCTCTGCGGCCAGCGAAAGAGGCGCTTTGCCAAATGGGCTGCGAAGGTGAATGATGTTTGCCGATGGCTCGGGCTTGTTGTTGATCCTGTAGCTGGGTTCCTGCGTGTCCTGGTCATATTCGACCGTGATAACGCCGGGTTTGTAGTGAATGATTTCCTGAGGAACACCGCCCACCCGGTTTACCCAAGCCAATCCGCCCTGATCCTTTTGTAGCGCGTCTGCAACCAGATCCCGGATCAATTCGTATCCAGATGTCCATTCGTTTGCTTCGCCATGCAGGAGGTCATAAGCCGGATCATCATTGACCACTTGGCTTTCGTCTGCGGTCTTCACTGACACGTCCAGACTTGCCGCAGCTTCGGAGATAACGCGAATGGCCGAGGACACCGCAGGCACCTTGAGCGCCAGTGAGCCGGTGACAGAAACGCCGGTGTTCGTCGGCGTCACGCCAAAGATCTCATTCAGCCAATCTTCGGGGCTGGTGAGAGATTTAGTCTCGGGTTTCGGTTTGCGTGTAAATGGCCATATCATGCAGCCAATTTACAAGGAGCACTTGGGGCATATTAGCTACCAAGGCATTGCAGAACCTATCAATTCCACACATTTGCTATTTGGCCTGAAATCCAGATTCTTGCAAATATTGCGCAAGTGTCCCCCCGCCGGTCCCCATGGAGTTCGGAAAGTCTCAGACCACCCCCGCCCCTAAGTCATGAGGGTCAGCTTGTATCTGTCCTGCTCCTTCAGTGTATCCTCGATTGACCGAAAGGTTGTTGCGGCAATGTGGAATGCAAGCCTGTCACCCTCAGTCAACTGATAGCCATCGGGTGCCAAGGAAAGGCGAAACAGTTCATCAATGAGCTTGTCTGTGTCCATCGCAGCGACCATCATTCATCACACAACTCAATGCCAGACATGGCCGTGTATGCTGCACATGCCTGCCGCGTGATTGCCCGTGACACAGCGCGATCCACAAACTTAACCTTGACAGGTGTGCCCGTGTAGTGCTTGCCAGTTGGGCCATTGGTAAAGGCTATGCCCTCGGAACTCTCGTGCAGAGCACAGCCATGGATGCGCATACCCGAAATAATCAGGTCAAAGACTGCGAGCAAGCGATTGCCTGCTTGGTTGGGTTTGCCGTCGATAATTGCCAGCGTTGCAATGGTGGGTGTGTCAGTCATGTTCTGTTCCTTAGCCAGTGATTAAGTTCGGTGCGGGTCGCATAGTATTTCTTCGTGCCCTCTGGTTTGTAGATCGGCACGTTGGGTCTGGCCGCGTAGCGACGTGCTGTAGCCTCTGAGATGCCAAGTGCATGGGCAATGCCTGTGAGACCCCAGATGTGCTCTGTGCCCTTGGTGATTGCGTCGAAGCGATCTGCTGTGAGTGGTGGATATGCTTTCTTCATTGCCTGTCCTGTCTTTCTGTTAGACACATCTCTCCCCCTTTCTGCCGTGGTATGTCCCTCAGTGTCGGGGACGCCACGCTGGAGACCATCCAGAGCCTTTCGGCTGCATACTCGGTTGTCCTTGCCCTCGCGGGCCGCTCCTCTCGGAACGTCTGCCGGTGCATTTTCTAGGGCTGCACCACCGTGGGTCGACTTGACTGGGGGTCTATTCCAGCCCTCTCGGTTGCCACGGCGTTGGACCCTCACGAGGCTTTCGCGCCACGGACCAGGTTGGAATGGGGACACCAGTGCCTGGATTGAGTTTTCTTTGCCCGTTATTTCCGTTGGGACGGGCCAAGACACCTTGGGCGGGTTTGGACACGGGAACCCTGCTAAACCGTGGCACAGCTCTTTCGGCATCGCGTTTGCGAGGCGCTTGGGAGAAGCCGTGCATAAACCCTTGTGGGTAGAGTGCGCCGTGTCAGCACACCCTCAAATGCACAGCGCTATTCCAAGACGCTGAACTCGCCCCCCTCATTGCCGCCATGCGTGAACAGGTCAGTGACCAGGCCGCGCATGACAGACAGTTGCTTCGGGGAGGGTCGCCAGTTGCGGCGATGGCATTGCTTGATGATGGAGTGCGCAAAGTTGCGGGACCAATCGTTCCCTGCCCTCTCTGCAATGGAGGGCATGTAGTAGACCAATCGTTCGATCTCGGAGGGGGTTGCGCTCTGGAAGGCCATTATGAAGCCTCCCCATCTGCGCTCAGGTGCGCTTTTAGAAGATCCGCCGCCGCGTCGGAGTTTTGCGACAGGATGTCAAAGATGTTAGCCGCATCAGCAAGGTTAAGGAGCAGGCCTTTTATCTCGTCTTGCTCAAGATGGACGTCCCATTCGGGATCGTAAAAATCCCCATCAGTTTCAGGTGTCTGCTTCCAGATTTCGACATTGCGTTGCACCATCCGCTCGGATGAGCGCAGTACCTCAGCAGCTTTGCCGCAGTAATCCTTGAGGTTCATGCTAGACCTCCCCGTCCATCGTGTTGAACAGGGCCGCTGAGGCCGTGCGATAGCCGTCTGCCTCGCCCAGCGAGCGCAGGGCCACAAAGGCCAGCGCGGCAAGCTGATGGTGGTCAAGGCGGGCTTGTAGGATCGGGCGCAGGCCCATCCATGCGTCCGAGGTGTCTAACCAGGCGGCGTACCCAATGGCTTTCGAGAGCCGTTTAATGTCGTTTGGGATGTTCCCAGCTATTGATGTATCAGGGCATTTTGCGGTATTGTTGCTGAGTATCTTTCCGTGAGTGGTTTGATATTCAATAGCGCCGTTGACCTTTGCCGAGGTCGCGGCGTTTCCCTTTTCGGTGGGAACAAAACGAGTTTCCGTTGTGTCAATTTTGTGCCAATCGGAAACACACGTTCTCGCTCCGTTCTGGTTCGGGGCGTCGTTTTCTGCATTTGAAGTGTCTTTTTCTCTTGCTGATTTATCTGGGTTTACATAGGTGTCGCGGCGGGACACCTCTCCCCAACGAGAGGCATATATCTGTAAGGATAGCAT